CTAACCCCCTGTTTGGCTGAAGGATTCTAGGTATGCGAATACGACGCAAATGTCAATGGCGTTGGGTACGCTCCGAGTACGGGTGCAGGTTTCGAAGGAGATTCTGTGTTAAAACAGTTCTCCCTCCTGCTGTCCGTAAGCGGCGTCCCCGCCCGCCAAAGATGCGACGCATTAGGCCCCCAAGAAGGGCCCCGCTCCCACCTAGAAGTCAACCTTTGCCACGAAGACCCAGACGAAAGCGCCAGTGGGATCCAAGCGTAAAATCTCGACACGGAGACCGTGTTGATATTCGCGTTTGTTACCCACAGTCGCTGACGGACCCTTTCGGGGGTCATTTCCACTACATCTTCCCTGATGAGGAAGTGTATTCTGGGACCCGTTACGAGCGCATTGAAGGACGCTCACGGAAATCGTCATGGCTAAACCCTGTGTTTCATGAGACAATTCATTGTCACATTGATCAACATAAGATCCCCCCTTATCTCGATGAGGGAGGTTTAGTTTGGAGCCGGCTATCAGCCGGAGATGGCGAATCTTCGTTTGTCCCCCGATCGATGATACATCGAGCGGTAGGGTTGCCTACTCTTGGTAGTCTCTCAGAGGCTGCAATTCGCGCACGAGTGCACGCAATTGCCGCACTTGATCCTGAGGTAGACTTATTTGCCTTTCTTGGTGAACTTCATGAAGGAGTCACCGGAGCGATTAAGTTCCTTTGGAAACTCAAGTGGAAAGCTTTCGAACTCCGCAATAACTGTATTTACTACTACGACAAATTCCGTAAGGAACGTCCTAACCTAAATACAGCTGCGTGCTGGAAGCTTGCCTGGGATTTCGGCGTCAAGCCGTTCCTTAGCGACCTAGAGGCTCTCGGTCAAGCCACTACTAAATCTATCAAAAGAATAGAGTGGCTCCGAAAGCGCAATGGAAAACCTACTCTTGTAAAGAGTAGATATAAGACCGACTCCTTTCAATTCGATCAACAGCCTGGCTGTTTGATTATAGATGAGGGAGCACCGGGATCATCCAGTGCACGGGCAGTTCGCACAGGCCTATTCATTCAGGTTGACGAAGTTGAATTTCCACCACA